TCTTCTACTGTTTTCATACTCTTACTCCTGGGTTGTTAAATTATGCAGCCGACGAATCTTTTTTGTGCACGGCAACTTGATACGGCATCCATTGCGCGAAATAGCCACATTCGTTTCCGGTCTCGTCGTCCTGAAGCAGAGTCACAGACGTCGCATTGTGAGCAATGCCATTTTGGTCGAAGAATCCGATGTTGATCATGCGGTCGCCATGCACATAGGCGACACTGGCCGAAAAAGGCTGATCGCGTAAAGGTTGATCCGAGTTCTTCGCGGGTTGAAACCAAACAACACGTCCGATTGTAGGGATGATCATTTTACTATTGCTCCTTGGTTGTTAAAATTGGCGGTTCGTTGGCTTGCGATATGCGTTCTCGTTCTCACCATGAATGGATTTCTCATGGTCCCAACAACGGGCGACCCGGCTTTTCATTTCAGCCAAACTGTCACCGTCGAACTCATACGATTGACCGTGATAATACTCCACTCCGTTGGTAGATAGGTAAATACCGGCGCCTTTCGGAATGTCGATGCGATACGCATAGGTAGGCATTTCGACATCAATCCACTTCTGCTTCTTTTCCGTGCGCTCGGTCGGGTTGACGCACTTGCTAACGGTCACAGTTTTTCCGGTGGGGTGCTCCTCGACATTGGAGCCGGAAAACTGGCTGGCCTGGCTCATCGCAAAGGCCATTTCTTCGGCTTCGGTGCGCTTGACTTCAGATACGCCGAGTGCTTCTTTTAGCCTCGCAATCTCGGCCAATAATTCTTCTGGATTTTCTTTTGCCATGTCGTGCTCCTAGTTGTTCTGTCCGGTAATCGTCGTCACGCGCATGCCGTGGCCGAACGACCGATGTTCGATGGTGTGAGTGGCGGGAACGTATTCAACTGCGACGGGTTCCACCACTTCTGCGACGGGTTCCACCACTTCTGCGACGGGTTCCACCACTTCTGCGACGGGTTCCACCACTTCTGCGACGGGTTCCACCACTTCTGCGACGGGGAGTGGGTTTTCTAATTCTTCCATATCATTCTCCAAAAATTAGGGGCCTGTACGAGCGCCCCTGTGATTGATTATTCGACTGCGGTTCCGGCGCTGTAACCTGGGCTGAATGCGGAACCAGACTCAGTTCGTGCCATATATGCGTTGTTCAAGATGATTGTGCCGTAGAAGAATTTCCACGAAACAACACGCGTCTGGTTCATCGGATCGGATTTATCCGCCTGTTTCAGGTAGTGATACTCGACGTTGTCAAGCAAGACCTGACCATAAGCGTCCTGGCCGAAGAACATCGTTGGGTACACCGTCACGCCCGTTGCTGGCGCTGCTTGTGGCGTCTGTGGCACGCCGATGCCGGTCAGGATGGCCGTCGAACCGGACGCGAGTTGCGTCGCTTGGCCAGCCAGTGGGCCGACCGCTGGACCGGACGCGGAGAGCGCCAGATTAGTCGGGCTGGACGAGGTTCCGATGTAGACCGAGAACACGTAGTTGGCCAGAGTTGGCAACGTGACGCTGATTGAACCGGTTGGGCCGGTCACGGCGATACCAGCCGACACCTGATAAATCTGCTGCTCGACAGACGTTGCCACTGGCGAGCCGGTAACGACGACGAAATACGTTCCCGTCGCCAGATTACCACCCGTCAGGGATGCGACGCCAGTCACAGTGGCGTTACCCTTCCAGAACGGCATCATGTTCGTTTTACAGAATCGTGCGCCGCCCCATTCGCCAAGATCGTTGTTGTACAGGCGATTCAGATCGCTATAGCTCCACGCCGTGGCGATGGTGCTATTTTGACGCAAATCCTGTGTGACCAACGGATGGATGAGCGAGACGTAATGCGGCATGACGCCTGGATCTTTGCTCGCTTTGGTACGAGCATCAGCGTCAATCTTCATATCGACGCGCTCGTCACCCATAAAGGCCGGGGCTCCGAAGGTTTCGAGCGAACCCACGATTTTGCCGATTTCAACCGGAGTCATAACGTCCGTCTGAACCAGGCCGGCGCGGTTGGCGCGTCCATTGGCGTAATTTACCTGGGTTCCGGTCAACAGGATATTGAGCACGTTGCGCTCGATGGTTTCTGGCTGCTGGATACCGATCAAGCGGATGGCCTGTTTGAACAGAGGATGCTTGATGGTCATATCGGCGACGTCAGTCACACGCACTAAGTCACCCCATTGCTGAGCGGTCGCACTGACCTGGGCGATGGTGATCGCTTCACCCGCTGCGGCAACGCCTTCCGACAATGGAGCGAAAGGCAATGGGAGCCGTTCGTACCGAGTAGCCGTGTAGATCACACCGGCTTGTTTGTCGATGCGAAGGGCTTGGCCGAACTGGTACGCCACCAGTTGACGCTGAGCGATACGGAGAACTTCATCAGCGATATGCAACTCGATATCGTTGGCGATAGTCTGTCCGTTCGGACCAGGCGAAAAGTTGGTGAGCTGTGATTCAAAGACCGCATGCAGCAATTTGATGAGTTTCATGATAGTTCCCTGGCTGTTAAATTCTTACGTTTTCCAGGCGTTGTGTGCGTTTTTCTGCATCGGAGAGTCTGCCGGTCGTACCTCGAACGTCAGACTTTACCCCCGGCGTGGAACCACGTTTTACGCCGCTAGTTTTAGTGCTTTTCCCTTCCGTGGCTTTGAACTTCCCTGCGATCATATCCTCGCCCATCAATAGGGCCATCAATTTCTCGCGCGGGGCGTCATTGCCCTTTGAGCGCATTTCTTTGAGCATGCTTTCAACCTTGTCTTTGTACATCGCATGCGCTTTCGGCTTGCTCACAGCAATACGTTCAAATGCTGTTTTGTCGGCCTGATCCCGCGACTCGCGCAAAGCATGCTGACTGTTCGCATTTGCTTGACGGGCATCGCGCGCGGACTGAATGGCGTACCGCTGCCAATCATTCGCTTCGGGGCTCGCCAGAATCGCTTCCTCTTGCTGCCATGTCTTTTGGTCCTGACTGGGCTGCTGTGGCCGACTCTCGCGCCGCGCATTCTCCAACTCGGTCATTGCCTTTTGGTGATCACTCTCGGCCTTCTGAGCGCGTTCACGCAGCGTTACAATTTCCTTCTGAGCGCGAGACTGTGGCTTAGGCGCCGGTTCCTCTTCGACTTCTTCCGGTTCCTCTTCGACTTCTTCCGGTTCCTCTTCGACTTCTTCCGGTTCCTCTTCGACTTCTTCCGGTTCGTCACCATCAACCTGACACTCAAGGCGTGCCATCAACCATGCTAATAATTTGTTCATTTCATTTCCTTTTAGTGGATTACGTCCACAGAGCGAGGTTTAGCCCTTAACGGGGACTGAGCGAACCCGGCTTTTTTGAGCCTGGGCGAGGGAGCTCGTATTTCTTCAGTGCTGCTCGCCGGTCGGCATTGGATGGGTGAAACAACTCACCGTCCCCGACGCCTTGCAGCATTTCAATCAACGCATCGGCTCCGCCCAAACTGGCAGCATAGCGATCCGCCTCAAACTCCTGGCGATGCATCATTGGGATTAAGCGCCAGGGGGTAAAAATTAAACACAGAATGCGTTTCTCCGTGTGATGGTAAAACAAATGCCCAAACTCATGCATGATCACAGCAAATTGCTTATGGTCCGGCAAAGCATAGAACCTATCGCTCAACCTAATGCGTTTCCACCACAAGAGGCTTGTGGCCCCTGCGATAACAACCTCATTAGAATGAACGATCGTCAGCACGTTACACGCTCATAACGGCGGTGACTGTAGCCATCAAACCTGTGATGGTCACGAGCGGCGAGTAGATGCCCGCTGCTGGCGGAGTCTGCAAAGTGCCAGCGGGAGGCGTCAGGGTTGCTGCGGTCGCGGTCCAGACGGTGCCAAGCGGCGTCGCAATGACGAAGCTCGTCGCTGAGGTCACTTTGTTGATCGGATACCATCCGCTCGGGAGCTGCGTGCCGACCGTACCAGCCGAGACGTTGAGATAGATGAGCTGGCCGACGACAGGGACGATAGTGTTGGTTCCGAGTGCCACGGTGAAGTTATTGGTCGTGCCGACCTGGGTCAGGGAGGTGAACGTGGTGCCAGCGGTGAACAGAGCTGCAACCGTGGAAACAAGCTGCGTCACCACACCCTGATACCAGCGCATCGCAGCGGCGAGAACGGTCGTTGTGCCAACCAGAGTGACGGCGGTATCGGACAAGGTTGGAGTCGCAACGGTCGTCCCGGCATTCGTCATGATGTTGAACGTAAACTTCTCGCCGATGACCGCTGGCTGTGGGAGCTGATTGACGATATTGTAGGCTGAGTCGAACGTGACAGTCACAGCGCCGCCGTTGGTTAGCTGCTCTAGCAAGTTACCCATTCCGGTAAGAGTCACCGTTGCCGCTGCGCTCGGGGCGAACACGACACCGCCAGCAACGGATTGACCGTTTTGAGCGAGGGCATTGATGAGCTGCACCTGAGCGGTCTGATCCAGCATGGCGCCGTCGAAGGCGTAAGGAATTGGAAGCGTTTGAATAGTCATTTTAATTCTCCGTGTTTTAAAGGGCTGAAGTACCGATATTCATGATAGTAACCGTTCCGAGCGTCACATTGCAATTAGCCATGAACGAGCGGCAGGTATTCGTTGCCACCGTCATTGTTCCGAGCAGGGTGACGCCAACACCCGCCGTCAATGTGATCGTCTGCCCTGTGTTGTCATTGAGGATATCGAATTGAAAGTTGTAACCACCAATTCGATCAATGGTTGGAGGTTGCTGAGCGATCATCTGAAGTGCGGTTGGAGTTGTCAAGGCTACTCCGGCGCCTGGCGAACCATTAAC